GGTGCAAAGTATTCACAACCAACTAAGTGTCCCTCCTGTATTAGCTTTCCAATTGATGGAGCCTGAATCATATCTGAAAAGATATGTCCAAGACCTCTACCATCAGAACGAATAGGAGTTGCAGTTAATCCTAAGACTTGACTTTGACTATACATTTTAATAATCTTTAGGTAAGTATTACTTAAGCATCTGTGAGCCTCGTCAATTATTATTAAGTCCGCCTTTGGCAGAGCTTCTTTCTTATTTGTTATTGACCGTGACCTTAATGTATCTATGGATGCTACTTGAGTACTATGCCAGAACTGTGATTGCTCACCTGCCATAATAATTCCGTGCCTTACTCCTTCTAATGTTAACTTGTCGGAGCATTGAGTTATTAGCTCTCTTCTATGAGCCAGAAATAATACGTTTTTGTTTTCTTTTATTGAATGATTTACAAAAGCAGAAGCCATGACAGTTTTGCCAGAACCAGTAGCTGCTTGTAGTAGTATGTTTTTGTTTCCTTTTCTTTGAGACCGAATGATATTATTAAGAGTGTCTTTTTGATATTGTCTTAATGCCATTCTTTACTCCTTATAAGTGAGCAGTTTTAATGTCATGCTCAGGACATCTCACTAAGGACTATTTAGAACGGTATGTTCTCGTCCGAATCATCTGTATCAGTGATTTCAGAAGTTGGTCTTTCAACATAAGTGAACTCGTCACCTCCAGCACCTCCTTCATATTCTACTAGCTCCATGACCTGTACACCTACTAGTGTAGCAGTGATGCCATTTTTACCTGCATATTCCCATGGTCTTTCCATGTACTGAACATTGCATAGTGAACCATTACCTATAGCTGTGTCGCCAAGGTTGTCACCGTACTTATCTTTAACAAATGGAGCAGAGATTTCCATCTTTTCCATTGTTCCTGTTACAGGATTCTTCTTGTTAAAGTGTGTGTTACGTTTGATTTTAACAAATGGTGTTCCGTCTTCAGGATCGAAGCGTTCTTTCTGTGCGAATCCTTTAGCTACCCATTCTTTAGATTGTTCTGGTGTTACGTGACAATCTATTGTCCATTCTGTATCTTCTGAAGCATACTTTTGTGCAGGATTGCTTCCAACCCTAGCCCATTTTACTTTTACATTGTTTAGAATCATTCGATTCTCCTTATTACTTGTTATAAACATGATGGATTATTTTCCATCGCCATAAAAAGACTTTCGCTTTAAAGTCTTTTGTTCTTTTAAGAAACATATGAGAAGCCCAAGGGGCTTCTAATTTTTATTATGCTAATAAAAAGAGCCATACATTCTGAGTAGGTGTGGTAGTTCAGAGTGTATGGCGTTGTTTTTTGTCACACAACTACCACATAGTGCAACATAAATTTTTTGTTACTTTTCCTTAAGGGGGACTCCCGAGATTTTTTCTTCTTGTTCTATGAGTTTGTCTAAGAACCATCTAGCTTTCTTTAAATCACAGATACCATCTTTAAACCTCCAGCGTGAAATATATTTTACTATTGTTGCTGTTAAGTAATCCATTTTCTGGTCAAGTATAAAATCTATAACTTCTATGTTACCCTGTTTGTAGTGACTAGGGTTTAATTTTTCTTCAGTTGTCATTTTAATTCCTCTATATCTTTTAGTTTATTTATAGGAAGATTATAACAATCAGTTATTACTTTCCAGTTGTTGTCTAAATCTATTTCACCTTTCTTTAAAAACTTAGAGTCTTTTAAGTATTTATCTTTTTCTAAATATCCAAGTATCCATCCTGCGGATAGATCATTTTTAATTCTAGTGAACACATATAAGTCACATTTTTGTTTAGTATTTAATGCTGCTATTGAGCATTCATAATAAGCTTTAGGTGGTGTAGTAACTCTTTTACTTTTAACATCTATCTTTTTATTTTTATATACTAAATCATAATCATATGTATTTTTCAAAACTATATTTAAATAATTTGCTACAATAATTTCACCTAAAAATCCAATTATATTTCCTTTTCCTTTTGTAATTGAATTATTTAGTTGACCCATTTGTTTAGACATTTTTTCTGCTTGTTCAATATGTGTTTCTAAAATCTTTATATATCTCATGTATTTCATTTTACCTCCTAACAAAAGAAGAAGTCTGAACCGTATATATCTTCCAGTATTAAGTTGCCTACTGTAGGTATATCTTTATCAAAGCTTCCATCATTCCATATTATTTCTTCACGCATGTTCTCAAATATATCTTTAGCATACATTTTTATGAACTCGCTTTTAGTTACGTATATTAATTCTTCTACATCACGTGCATGAACACTGAAGCTATCATGTATAGCACCAAAGCTTGGTAGGTTTATTTTATTTATTACTAAAGACATGTGGCTTGCATCATATGAATGAACCCAGTTAGCACCAATAGCTGAAAGATGTTCAGCAAGTGCAGGTTTATCAGTTACGTCTAGGTAGACATGACTTATTCTGTGTTTACCTATATATCCTTTATAAACTTTCTTGCGTGCTACCCATTTTTGAGTGAGCACTGGGAAACCGCTTGGTGTATTCCATGATATGTCCTTCATGTTCATGTTATTTATTTTGTGTTCGACTAATGCTTGTAGATATTTCTTAATTTCTACAGGACCATGACATATTGAATCATAAGCTTCAACTAAATCTTTACCTAAAACTTTTGAATCAGATCGTGTTATGTTATATGTAGATGTTATGCCAGCATCATAAGAGTCTTGATAAATTATTTCACCTATTTTTCTAGCACCTGCATCATATGCTCTAGTCATTGACCCACGTTTACTGATACCTTTTCTTATAAGTTTCATTGGTATATTTTTCATTTTAAAACCAATTTCAGTATCTTCATTTAGTTCTAATATCTTTTTACCCATAACAAGATAAAAGTCTTTAGGCATTTTCATTGGCATGAGACCAACTAATCTTCCAGCTTTCTCATCTCTAGACATTGCAGCCAAATGTTGTGTGCCATTATTAACTCCGTCAATTGAGATTGGCATAGAAGAATAGTATGGTTCACCACTTAGGGCACTGCCAACTATTCCGCCAATTTCAAAACATAAAGATAAAAATACCCAAGGTTTTTCTGCAGATAGCCAATAGTTTTGCATGCCAATTGGGTTTTCTGCAACGTCTAATATTTTTTCTATATGTTCAACTGTCCAGTTGTGTTTATCTATTACACCCATTTTGTCTACTGAGATGTCCACTAAGCCGTCATTTTCAAGAGATGTTTTATAATCCAGCTCAATCCATGGCTGATGCTCTAACTCTTCTATTTTGTATGTTTGATTAAATGAAGTTGCAGCATGTATAAAAGTATATTCTGCACCTTTCTGGTCAATTTCTTTTTCTTCAGCAAATAGAAAGTGTCCTCGTGCTAAGTCATTTGATTGATAGCTGAAGTATGGATCACGATTATATATACGCCCACGATAATCAAGATACATAGATTGGTAAAACTCATAACCTATCCATCCCGGCATAGTTTCATTACCGTTTATAGTTTCAAGAATCGCTTTATTTCTCATTGCTTGTGATTGATTTCTAAGACAGTATTGTTTATCTGTCCATCTTCTATTTTCTATATTATATTTGTCTTGAATTTTCTTTAATTTATTTTCAGTTTCTTTTATTTTCTCTTTGTTTTTAAGTTTGTTGAGTCTTATTGTGAGCTTTTCTATTTCAGTTTCAAGTTTAGGGACGCTACTAGAATTACCAAGTTCTGGTTCAAATAAATCTTCATTTTTATATAACAACATACCTTTTAAATGAGAGTTTATATGTTCTCTTTTTATGTCAATTGTATTAAATATGATAGGAAAACCATCACTATTTATTAATTCTATTTCAGTATTGGTAAGTTTACTTGTTAGTTGTGAACTAACTTCAGCTACTTGATGATTTATTGTCCAGCGAACATTTTCTAATTTAGTAATAGATTCATAAAAAGGTTTATTATTATAGCTGTCGTCAATATCTACATTTGATTTAACTAGTTTTTCTTCTACGCCTTGTGTTTTTCTTTTTCCTTTTTTCCATGGTTTATATTTTTTCATGGAAATTCCAGTACGTTGTTTGTTGTCAGTTGATATTTTAAAAAAGTTTTCGCCCATTTCTAATTTGTATGGGTTGTAATTGATTTTTGTCTTTTTATTTTGAAAGTATACGTCTTCTACTCTAAAAAATGCTTCACGAGAGAGAATAAGGTACTTTTCAGCGATTAATATGTCTAAGATGAAGTCCCCCATCATGATAGAATTTTTGTCGCTATGTGTGGATTCTCGTGCGTTTAAGACATTTAAGCAAAAATCACCAATATTTTTACTTGTATTCGTTAATTTGATTGATCCTTCATCAATTTTAAATTTTTGAATCAAATAGTTGAATGTCATGTTGATTATTTTGACACTTCTATAATCATTGTAAACACATTGTGCGTCCCTAAATATTATTGCAGCGTGTGTATTGTTGTGATTTCTTGATGTTATTTTGTATTCTAAAATATCAGCAAGTTGATTAACTTTTGTTTGCATTACACCTCCTAGTTTTTAAGAATTATAGCAT